AAAACAAGGTACAAAAATACACGCTATGATTGAGAAAGGATTTTTAGGTGGAGCTAAAACAAAACCTTATAAAATTATTAAGTCTTGGTTAGATGAAAACTTTCCTAATGAAGAATGGATAGCAGAAGATTCTTTCTGTGCACGACAGGGTTATGGTGGTAAGATAGACTTGTATTCTAAGTCCGGTATTTTTGTGGACTTTAAAACTAAAGACAATCTATTTGGTAAAGACCCTGCTAAATTAGTATATGATGAACATGGTATGCAGTTGTCTGCGTATGCACAAGGTTGTAACATAGATAACCCTACCAGAATTTCTATCTTTGTAGATAGAGCAGATACAAGTTTAGTTTTATGCCACATATGGGAAGAAGAATCTCATGAGAAACACAAAGAAATGTTCAATAGTATATTAAGATATTGGCAGTTAGTTAAAAATTATGAATGGGAGAATAAATTATGATGAAAAATTGTATGTTGTTTGAAGATTGGTTTTCAAAAGAAGACTGTAATCATATAATAACTGAGTCTGAAAAGTTGTTAGATATAACGGATGCTACAACAGGAGAAGGCTCAGAACAAAGAGTTACAAAACACAGAAAAGGTAATGTTGCTTTTATAACTACAGCAAACCCAGACCATATGAATCTTTGGAACTTTATTGCTCCTAGATTTTGGAACTCTATTAATGCAGCCAACAGATTGTCTTATGACTTTGATGTAAAGTATTTAGATTCAATTCAGTATACTGTTTACAATGGAGATGAAGAGGAAGGAGATTTTTATAACTGGCATATAGATACATTTCTAGATACAGATAATGCTTTTCATAGAAAGTTAAGTTTAACACTACAACTTTCAGAGTCTGATGATTATACAGGTGGAGACTTTGAATTTCAGCATAGCTCATCTCCTGATAATATTAGAAAACAGGGTAGTATATTAGTGTTCCCATCTTTTTCTACACACAGAGTTACGCCTGTAACTTCTGGAACTAGAAGAAGTTTGGTTGCATGGTTTGAAGGGAGTAAATTTAAATGACAAAGTTTAGTGAAACTAGAATACTAGAAGAGATAGATGATTATATACATGAAACTTACAAGAAACATTATGCCGAAGGTAAGTATCAAGCTACAGATATGATTATAGATGCAGGATATGGAGAAGGATTTTGTATTGGTAACATTATGAAGTATGCAATGAGATATGGAAAGAAAGATAATAAGAAATTAGAGCTATATAAAATTATACATTATGCTATAATAGCTTTACATATAGAGGAAGAAAATGGTTGATGATAAAATAGGAACCAAGCCTTACTTGGGAATTGAAATAGACTATGACAAAGAGAAACATTTTGATAAATTTAGTTTAGATACACTAAGAGATAGATACTTTTGGGAAGGAGAAACACATGCACAAGAAGCGTTTGCAAGAGCCTCAGTCTTCGCAGCCACCTACAAAGGCGAGACAGATTATGAATTGGCTCAAAGACTTTATAATTACAGTTCCGATAGGTGGTTCATGTTTAGCACTCCTATACTTAGTAACGGGGGAACTACTCGTGGGTTACCTATTAGTTGCTTCCTTAATTATGTACCTGACAGCAGGAGTGGTTTATCTGCTCACTATGATGAAAACATTTGGTTGGCAAGTTCAGGTGGAGGCATTGGTGGATTTTGGGGAGATGTTAGGAGTAATGGTATACCTACTACTCACGGCAGTCGTTCTACTGGTTCAATTCCTTTCATGCATGTAGTAGATTCACAGATGTTAGCCTTTAATCAAGGCACTACAAGAAGAGGAAGTTATGCAGCATACTTGGATGTTAGTCATCCAGAAATAGAAGAGTTTATAAATATGCGTAAAGAATCTGGTGGAGATATAAATAGAAAATGTTTGAACTTACATAATGGAATTAATATAACTAATGCATTCTTAGATGCAGTAAAGGATGATGAAGATTGGAGATTGATTGACCCTAAAACAAATGAGGCAGTAAAAGTTATAAATGCTAGAGATTTATGGTTTCAAATTATAAATGCTAGAGCAGAAACAGGAGAGCCATACATGATTAATATTGATACATGTAATGATGCTTTACCTGAACAACAACAAAAATTAGGATTACAAATAAGACAAAGTAATTTATGTTCAGAGATTACTTTACCAACAAATGAAGAAAGGACTGCAGTATGTTGTCTATCTTCTGTAAACTTAGAAAAGTTTGATACATGGGTTAGTGATAATTATTTTATAGAAGATTTAATTACAATGTTAGATAATGTAATAGAGCATTACATAGAAAATGCAGTAGATACATCACAGTTAGGAGGATATAGTGCAAATTTTAAAAGGTTTACAAAGTATATTAGAAAAGGCAAAGAAGGGTTTGCCAAGTCAGCTTATTCGGCTTATAGAGAAAGGTCGTTGGGTTTGGGTGCGATGGGTTTCCATGCTTACCTCCAGTCTAGAAATATTCCTTTCGAGGGAGTTCTGGCAACCAGCTTCAATCATCAAGCATTTAAACACATTAAGAACAAAGCTGTTCAAGCTTCTAAAAGATTGGCTGAGATGCGTGGTGGATGCCCTGATTTACTTAGTGATGACATTCGCAATGCTAACCTTCTTGCTATTGCTCCTAACGCTAGTTCTGGTATTATCTGTTCCGGTACTAGTCCTTCTATTGAGCCTTATCGTGCCAATGCATATACTCACAAAACTTTATCAGGTAGTTATCAAGTTAAAAACAAATTCCTTGAAAAGATTTTTAAAGACAAAGGACTAAAAGATAAAGAATTAGATGAGCTTTGGAAAGATATATCTGCAAAGGATGGCTCGGTACAACATTTAGATATTCTTACTGATGATGAAAAAGAAATATTTAAAACAGCAAATGAGATAAATCAGATATGGATTGTTGAACATGCCTATCAAAGACAACAATATATTTGTCAAGCACAATCTGTTAATCTCTTTTTTACTTTACCAAAAGCAACAGAAGGACAAGATACTCATGATGAATACATGCAGTATGTAAATGATGTTCATTGGTATGGTATGAATAAATTAAAATCACTATACTACTTTAGGTCCAACGCAGCTAGAAGTGTAGAAAATGTTAATATTAAAGTTCCAAGAATCAAGTTGGATGATGTGGAATGTGTAGCCTGTGAGGGATAATTATGATAAAACAAAAATTATATAATGCTTTACGCTTAAAGTATGAAGCAGAAAAGGCAGAAGCTGAAACTAATTTATTAAACTATTTTAAAAATAGTGTTGGTGTTGCTGAGCATCCTAACATTATTGAAACAATGGATATTGAAATAGATAAGTTAGCTACTGCAGAAGATAAACTTAAAACATTAAAGGAGAATTTCGATGAGTTTACTAGGTAACAGAGATTATTACAAACCTTTTGAGTACCCATGGATGTTTGATTATTATGTATTACAAAATCAAATGCATTGGATGCCGGAATCTGTACCTTTACATACAGATGTCAAAGACTGGCAAGACTTAAATGATACAGAAAAGAATTTACTAACACAGATATTTAGATTGTTTACACAATCAGATGTAGATGTAGCTAGTGGATATATAGATAAGTACATGCGTACTTTTACAAAACCAGAAGCAAGAATGATGATGTCATCTTTTGCCAACATGGAATCAATACATCAACATGCATACAGTTTACTACTTGATACTGTAGGTATGCCTGACATAGAGTATAAAGCTTTTGCTGATTACGAAGAGATGGCAGATAAACATGACTATGTTTCTAACTTTAAACCTACTAAGTCTGATAAAAGAACAATAGCAAAAACTCTTGCTGTTTACTCTGCTTTTACAGAAGGACTACAATTATTTAGTAGCTTTGCAATCTTGTTAAACTTCCCAAGGTTTGGAAAGATGAAAGGCATGGGTCAGATAGTAACATATTCTATTCGTGATGAATCAATGCATGTAGAAGCAATGACTAAACTGTTTAGAGAATTTATAAAAGAAAACATAGATATATGGACAGATGATTTCAAGAAAGAAATATATGAAATCTGTAGAGAGATGGTAACACTTGAAGATAAGTTCTTAGACTTAGTGTTTGAGATGGGAGACTTACAAGGACTAACTAAAAAAGATATGTATGCATACAATAGATACATAGCTGATAGAAGATTATTACAACTTGGTCTTAAAACTAATTATGACCAGAAAGAAAATCCTCTTGGTTGGATAGATGAAGTCATGGGAGTAGAACATCAGAACTTCTTTGAAGGTCGAGCAACTACATATATGAAAGCAGGGCTACGAGGAAGACAAGATAATATTACATTTACAGGATTTGAGAAATGAAAAGAAAAGAAGCCACTCTCTTAGGCTATAAATTTTTGTATGATAAGTCTGGTAAGTTAATTACTGAAAGAATAACAACAGATATTACAAAATTAAAAGAACATTTTAAACCAGAAGACTATGCTGTATTAGAAGTTATAATGCGAGAAGGCACTACAAAACTAGATTCTATACACCAAGACATAGAAAATCACTTAAATGCTAGAAAAATGGGAGAATAAGGAAAATTGACCTCACAGGATGCTCTGTATTGCATTCTTTGATACTACCTAATGCGATAGGTATCGTAAGAACAACTATTTAATACAGGGCTTCTGTGTGCCTCTGATAGGATTTAGAGATATTGAGCTAAATTTACTGTGTAAATCTCTACAGGTTTAGAAATTCCCTTCATTTTTATAGGTTTTAACTTATCAACATAGATATTTGTGTTCTCAATAGTGTTTCTTGCTATCACAATATCTTCTCCTACTTCCTTACAACTACTTTCACATCGAGCTGCAAGGTTTACATCTGAACCTATAGCAGTATAATCGAATCTATCTTCTGACCCACAGTTCCCTAACAGAACATCGCCTGAATTAATTCCAATACCAATCTCAATACCTAAGTTTGCATCCAACATTTTTCTTTTAATTTCTATAGCTGTAAGTATTGCTCTGTCTTCGTGGTTATCTAAATCTAATGGAGCATTAAAGATAGCCATCATCGCATCACCTATATATTTATCAACCATGCCACCATACTTCTTAACTGCATTAGCTTGTATGGTTAATGTTTTATTCATTAACTCTGTTACTTGTTCTGGTTCTAATGTTTCTGATAAGTTTGTAAAACCTCTGACATCAGTAAATAACATGGTGCAATACTTTCTCTCACCACCTAACTTTAACAGTCCAGGATTTTCTTGTAATTGTTTTACTTGTCTTGGGTCAAGGTAATGACCAAACTGTTTCTTGATTTGTTGTCTTAGTTTGTATTGCTCTCTGAATCTTAGATAGAATTGTTGTAATGACAAAAGTGTCATACATGTCATACTCCATGTGACATCAACTAAAAAGCCTCGTGATATTAAATAGTAACCGAGCCCACCCATCGACAATATCAGCGTACCTGCCAATGATACACCCATAGTAATACCAAAGCGATTTATCACGAAGGTTATTAATAATCCTGATATGCATAATAAAATAAGTTCTACAAATAATCTATAGTCGGGTATGGAAGGAGAGTTAATCAAAATACTTTCTGCAAGGGCAGCCTGTATCTTGTGAGGTTCTAATAGCCCATTTGGCGTGGCTAAAGTGGGCATTACCCCTGCTGCAGTAACACCTACAAATACAAACTTACCTGCAACATCCATCTCCTCTAATGTAGTCTGTGGTGTATCAACCCAACTAATCCATTTACGACCAAGACTATCTGTTGGTATTGGGTCAAGTCCTTTGACTCTTATCATCTCAATACCATTGTCATTAGTTTTTATTTGATATGTAGTTCCTTCTACTAATGACTTTAAAACTTGTATACCGAAAGAAGCAACCCAACCATCCGGAGTTTGTTGTAGTAATGGTAATCTTCTTACAAGATTATCTACATCTACTGGAGCAGAGACAGCACCTTGTACTGCTACTTCTTTTAATTGAGGTATGTTTTCTAAAAATCCTTTTGCCTGTGGTAAATTTACATCTGGTCCTAGTATAACAGTACCATGAGTTTCAGGATAAATATTATTATTAAACTCTGGCATTGCTAATACAGTATGTCTCCATTGTAAAGCATCTGCAAACTCTTCATCGCCACCTAGTCTGTCAGGTTGTGGAAATAATATTACCCAACCTACACCCATTGCTCCTTCATTCAATAAGTCTATATGTATGTCAGCTAAGTCTGCTCTTGGAAAAGGATAGCCTCCTCTCTTTTGGACATCCTCTTCTGTAATATTTAATATGGTAAAATAACCAGATGGTTCTGGTGTTTTGACTAATGCATCAAATGTTTTTAATCTCATGACCTCTAAGGGTCCAAAGTTAAATAACAATGGAAGCGTAAGTAATCCTAATAATAAACTAGCCCACTTCATATTAACTACCTTGTCTAATTGTTATTGTAGAAGAGCCACCACCATTCACTATAATCTGTGTACTCTTTCCATTCTGTATTAATATTACTGTGTAAGCACCAGACTTAT